AGGCGAGAAGGGGGAAGTTCCTGCGGAATTATATCTTACCTTTGCAGAAGCAAAAGGCATGACATCGATGAGGATCGAACAATTCCTCCTCTTGATCATCTTCAGTTCTGAAGATCGGTGCTTGATTCTGAAAATCTTGATGTAGATTTTCGAGATTCTCTAACGCGTTCGCGCGTTCTTGAAGTTGTCTGATTCTTCTGAGAAGTCTATCATGAAACAACCTGCTAATATACTGAGATGCAAGCAACCCATTTCTTCTAGATATTAAACTAATATCTATATTTAGTTCCAATAACCTGGAAAGATTATTAGTGTCTTCTAATGCTTCAGTAATTGCTCTTACGAGAAACTGCAAAGCATTGTTAGTATCCATCGGAATAATACCTGCTGGATCTAAATCTACTATCCATAGATTTGGATTTTCTTCTATTTCTAGAATCATTTTAAGAAATTGAAATTACTATTAGAATGGATAATTCTTGTTTTGATTTTTTATCAATATTTTTTAAACCTTCGGAATATTGGGCTTTCTGTAGCGTACCTGAGATCATATCGCCTTGTTTCTGTTTATCTGAATAAAAGCCTTTTCTTCAACCAGCTATACCCTTTATACACATTCGTCTTCTTCTTCGTTATGCCTCAACGACCAACACTTTGCGTTCCCTTTTTCCCCACCTGGTACTTCTGCGGTACTAGCCATCTAGTGCTATTCAGGAAGTATCCGTACACAACTCTAAAATAGACAAAAGTGTTTGACTGGTATATATGGGTGAAAGACTCACTTTTATTTATTCACAAACAAGAAAACAAGAGATAAGGCTTATGTGCCTTAGATCTCTATTGCTACATACTTGCTTACTATTCCGAAGAATAGTGTTTACTCACACATATTGATGTTTATCAGAACATTTCTAATGAACTCTAGGAATTCTAAAGCCATAAGCTAATGTTTGACGGTTGGTTTTCCTTTCTCCAATCGATGCCTTCGACTGAATGCTTCTTCTCTTCTTTATAGCTGAGAAGCTTGCTTGAATTATTGGTCTTTGTCGTCATTGCCTACGTTTTTCCAATAATTTCGAATCTTATCGCTTAACGCGTTTTCTCACATGTGGTCCTACCATGTTAAAGAGATAAGATGCTTTCCATGTTACTGGCTGGAGATCCACTAGTTAAAGTAGATGCTGATGCTCCATTATCTTCCGTCTTTTTCTGACAGAATTTACAGCTGTATTGCACTCCGAGTCGTGCAAGCAACTTTTTCTTTCTTTCACAGAAAGATTCTTCATGTCGTCCAAAAGCTAAAGGAGAAATGATTCTTTCTTTAAATGCCTCTAGCTTTTTCTTGTCCTCAGTGGTCATTCCTTTGTGACTAAAGGATGTTACTAGAACTGTGTATGTGGCCATATTCACGTGAATCTTGGCTTCTTCTTGAAGAGTAAATAATCTCTCAATAATGTTGAGAGCTTTTTCTTCAGCAATTTGCTTTAAATCTTCTTTCTGCAAAATGATATTAATCTCTTTGCTTGGAAAGTAAATTCGTTCTTTGACAGCGCCAATATTCACATAATGATAAGGGCTGATGAAATTTTCCATATCTTCATGACCTTCCCAGAAGCCAATTGTTGATTGGAATTTGATGAACACCTGTTGTTCTTTGGACAGACATTTCTTTTTGAACTGAATGACCGCCTTTGTAAATTGTTCTGGAAACAATTTTATTTCTTCCATTTTCTCTGATGGATAGACTGTATTTAACAAGCCAAAGGAATATGACTCGTAAATCAAATCTGGATCTGCAAGTGGAAAAGCATTAATATAACTAATATTTGTTTTATCAGTTGTGTAGAAATGCTCCAACTCGAACTGTCTGGGAGTGGCTCTTCTAGCTATGCTGTAGACATAGGAAAAGTCTTCATATGAATTTTCAACTTTGACGTTAAAATCCATATCATCTTCTAGAGGAAATTCTAGCTGATGTTTAGCCACCTGGACCTTCTTTCCAATTACCTTGAGATTGGTAATTTTTTCTAAAGCAGTCTTGTATGGATCAATCCTGGAATCATCTAGAATTAACTCCAATGGCGCTTTTTGCTCATTGTTGGTAAAGATTGCTGCTGCTGCTTTGGCTTCTGCATAATCTTTAAACCTTCTATGCTGAACATTGCTGTGTCCTTTTACTGCTTTTTCTGCAATATTCCAAGAAGTGTAAATTCCTGGATAGGGTCCGTTAAAAACTACATAGTAGTTTTTTACTCCGACGGGACGTACTATTGGATGATCAATAGATTTTTCTGGGATTTGAATTCCCCCGTTAGGTTTAAGCATTAATGCTTTCTTACTAACGTTTTCAGATGTCTGAACATCTCTTACAGTTTTATGTAAACTGTCAACGCACGGGTTTAAACCGTCTTTACCAGTAGACAAGGTCACTGGACTAGCTACGTTTTTACTCTTTTCAGAGCAGGGAGTAGGGTCAACCCTTTGTTGATCTGAAATCTTGTTTAGAGATTTAAGATATTCCTTCCTTAATCTCAATAGCCTAAGCTCTTGAGTCTTCGCCTCGATTTCTTGAATCAAGATTAATTCCTGCATATCTAACAGGTCAGCGTTAGTATTCTCCATAGCACTGCTATGGGCTACCAAAGGAAGGTAGTTGAGAAAACCCATAAGGGTTCGTTCTTTTGAGAGAACTTGTAGGTATATAGATAAGAGGGTTTTCGAGAGGTGTGATTTCCTTGCTCTTCATCCATGCTTATTTATAACCTGAAAAAGATGAACATAATCGTAAGCCATGACGAAATTTCTGCTTTCGAGTGGGTTCCATCAATTATTTTGAAGAATAGAATTCTCTGGTTAGAAAATCTGCAAAAACATTTTTGCTTCCTTCTATATGTTCTACAGTGAAACTGTAGTGTGAAAGCCATTGTTGCCACCGCACAAGCCTTCCCTGTTTATTGTCACCTTGAATCTGTAAATTCATAAAGTGAGTAAAATTCTTGTTATCTGTTCTAACAGTAAAATGTACTGGAGTTAGATAAATCGAGAATTTTTTAATAACTCTAATAACAGCTAAATACTCTTTTTCATTAGAATGATATCGAGTTTCTGCTGATTTAAAGCTTCCTGAAGCGTATCTACAAATGAGCTCTTCTCCATTTGTATTTGCTGCCTTCAAAATGCCTCCCCAATAATCTTGAGATGCATCTGTTTCGATGATTAGCTTATCATCAGGAAGTGGATGATATAATTTCGGGAAATTATTCAAACCTTTCTTTAACTTAGCCACGTATGAAGTGTCTGAAGCTGTCCAATTCCAAGATATATCCTTTTTGAGTTTTACCTGTAGAGGTGCTCTTTTGGATGCTAGACCTGGAATGTAATCAGAAGCATAAGTTAAAATTCCTAAGAATCTTTGCAACTGTTTTTTGTCTTCAATTTTATCCGGGAACTTTGCAATATGTTCTAGGATATGGTTTTGAGGACGATGAGTTCCTTGATCAATTTCTAGACCTAAGAAATTAATTTTTGTTTTGAATAACTGAGCTTTCTTTTTTGAAAGAATAATTCCCAGTTGTTCGCATTTCTTTAAAACTGCTGCTAGATGTTTCTGGTGATCTTCTTCATTATCTGAAAAGATTAGAATATCATCTACATAAACACAACAGAATTTTTCATATGAATTCAAAGCATTTTGCATATGTCTTTGAAATATACTAGGAGCTTGTTTGAACCCAAAGGGTAACACTCTCCATTGATAATGTCCTTGAGGGCATGTAAAGGCTGTTAATAGCTGTGAATCTTCATCTAACAATACTTGCCAGAAACCTGATTTACAGTCTAAAGAACTAAAAACCTTTTTTCCTCTAATAAGGGTGAGTAACTCATCTTTATTAGGGAGATTATGTCCGTCTCCTACAGTAAGATCATTCATTCTTTTGTAGTTAACGACCATCCTCTTTTTTCCACGTCTTTTCTCTGCTTCATTTTCTACTAGAAAAGCTGGGGACATGTGTGCTGATTTACTAGGAACGATGATTTTCATTTCTAGTAATTCTTTTATTTGCTTAGCAAATTCTTCTCTATCCTGAGGACTGTATTTCATAGGTTTAACCTTACATACTTTCCTAGGGTCAATGGGTTTTATGCTAGCAGTCATCCAATGTTTAGTCCTAGAAGGATCTAATGGATTGTCTGAACAGACTTTTTCTAACAAGTTATCGATCTCAGTCTTTAGATTTATAAAAAAGACTAAGTGTTTTTCGATTTTTTGTTTTCTAAAAGCTTCAAGCTTCTCTCTCCCCCTCTCTAAAAGTAAAATTTTTTGGGAGGAAATATTTATAGGGTCTGGTGCTCGTTTATTAGAACCTAATTTCCTGGATTCTAAGAAACCTTTCAAACCTTTTTGTTCTGCTCTAAATACCTTGTTAACCCAGACTGGCTGTTTTTCTAAGGTATGCAGGACAATTTGCTTTTGATGAAAGATACAAGGTCCATATAATAGGCAAAAGTTATTTCCTATAATAAAGTCCATACCTGCATCTTGCTGATAAACGGTAGGAATATGAAATTTTTCTCCTTCAATTATCATATCAAGGTTTTTACATACCTTTTCTATGGTAATTATTCCGTTTGCTGTTTTGACCTTGATAGGTCTCTCCGCATTGATCCAATGCTCTGGTGGAATTACATATTTGTTTGCTAGACAAATACTTGCACCTGTATCAACATAACAATGTAAATTGATTTTTTTATATCCACTAAACCAAAGGGTACCTTGGATGTAGATTGATGAAGGGTTAGTGATGTTCATCACTAATTCATCATATTGTTCTTCAATCTGACTCATCTTCGGTTGATGATGATTCTGATTCTGAAGTCCTTTCTTCTTCACTTGATGTTTCTGCTTTTTCCAAAACATAAACTTGATCAAGTCCGTCATAATAATCTTCTACTGGGATGTATTCCATTTGAAGAATTTGTTCTAACACTTTGACTTTGCTGTCGTGTTCTTTTCTATTAGGGCATTCATTGGCATAATGTCCTTCTTCATTACAGATCCAACACCTGCAATTTTTCTTTTTCTTTGGGCAATATTTTTGCTTATCATTTTGATGATCTTTTTTATTGCGCAAATACTTTCCTGGTTTAAAAGATTTTTTCTTTTTCTTAAACCTGTATTTAGAGACTTTTTTGTTTCTAAATTTCTTTTTATACCTTTTGTGCTTCCTTGTTTTTTCTGGGCTGCAACCAAAAGTATAACTTGGTTTTTGAGTTTTATCGCAACATTTTTTACTAAAGGCTTTAAGCTTTTTAGTGGTTTTGATAAACTCGCAATGTTTTGCTACTTCTTCAGTAACAAGGTTATAGGCAAATGCTAAACTAAACTTAGTGTTTTCAGTCACTAAAGCTTTATGTCTTTGCATAACCGTTTCTCCTACCACGGGGATTTTCCTGATGAACATTTCTATGTACATAGGATAATTGGTTTGTTCTCCTGTGTTAATCATATGTTTTTCAAAAACACAAAAGAATGGTTTTAATTCACATATATTGCACAGTTGCATGTTATGAAGAATATTGATAGACTCTTGTCTTTCTTTATCCTTTTCTGCGGCTTTAGAGCCAACATAATCTATACCTAAGAATTCTAGGTATATAAAATTAATAATGTCATTAAAAGCGTCTTCTGCATCAATTCTAGGAGTCCAAGAAGTATCTTTTATGAATTTATTAACTGTTCCTGTAGTTTTATGATCTATGAGTAATAACACATTTTGTTGTCCATCATAGACAGAAGGGTTTGTGCTAATTATGAGACTCATTTCTTTGGACCATAAATCTATTCGAATTCTACGTTCTTTCATAGATTCGCATTCTAAATTTAGAACATTACTACCAAAAGGTGAGTTATTGATTCTAAATTCATTAGTTTGAGGATAGAAATCTCTTACCGGGTCAGGTCTTGGCCTTTTCGTACCTGAGGGTCCTGTTCCTGGTTCTTGTTTCGTTCCAATTCCCTGACTGACATCTTGATTGTTCATGTAAGCCTGGTTCCTGAACTTTGGAAGTCCATATTCATCTTGACCATCGATGAATTGATAATCTTGATTTCCAAATTGGTTGTTACCAATTTCTTTTTCTTCATCTTCGAAATCTGTGACTTCAGTTTCTCCGATGCTTTCATCCTGGCTAAATGAATCAATTGAAGAGTCAATTTCATTTAATACTAGGCATGTTTCTGGTTCGATAAATCCAAATCTCTTTTTTAGATTATCGTCATTTTCGAACTTTGAATTTACTAATTTTTCTTCTTGATCAAGAAGGTTTAGAGCAATTTCAAAGCTTTCTTCTACTTCTTCACTTAAATCTAGTTTAAGCATGTCTAGAAATAAAGATTCTAGCTTACTAAAATAACTCATTGTTTACCTTGTGGCGGCCAGACAATTGAGTTTTTGTTCTTACCTGTTCCAAGCTGTTCGAAGCCTACAGAGTCGTTTGGGAAACTGTATAACATTCTTCTTGGTTTTTCTGATTGTTCTTCAAAAGGAACAATTTGCTTGTCTTTTGATTCTGGCTGCTTGTTTAAGGCTGCTAGAATTTCTTCATTGCAAGGGCATTTTTTCATTTCCATGATGATTTTTGCCGAGGCTGCTTCTATTAATTCTTTAATAGAATCCTGTTTCTGACTGTTAAGCATCTCCTTGATTTCTTTAAGGATGGGAATAACAATATTTTCTAAATCTTTAGAGATTGTATTAACACTAGCCATGAAAGCAATTATGCTCCTAAAATAGCTACGAGTTTTTCTTTAATCTCTTTTATTTCTCTAGAGAAATCCTCTATTTCTTTTCTAGAAACTGGTTCTCTGTTTATCAATTTTTTCAAATCAATATCTTGTTTTTCTATTTTGTTGTCTAAATTAGACAATTTATCATAGGTTTTTTCTAATAAGGGTTGTAAATCCTTATCTCTCCCCCTATCTGAAAACAAATTTCTAAATTTGTTATAAACAGTGGGTTCTTTTGAAAACTTTTCACTAGGGTCTTTACTTAATCCGAAGTAGGATAAAAGTTTTGCTATGCCTAGGAAGTTTCTACCGACAATTTGGTTTAGATTATTACAATGATTTTGGATCGTTGTAATATTTCCTGAACTAGATGCAAAATTATAAACCCTTTTTGGTTTATTGGTTCCTTCATCTAATTTTTTAAGATTTAAAATCTTTCCTTTTTTATAGACGTGTGGATGCTGTAACAATGGATTAGAACTCATGATGATTCTAAAACATTAGTTAAGTAATCTACCTTGTCTGATAGACGTTTTAAATCTATCTCATTGAATCTATTAGACTGCTGTCTATAGGTTCTGGGTGCTATGATACTAGAAGAGGGTTCACCTATTCTAAGATTCGTACCACTTATTGTTCTTCTAAGGTCACCTATTCTTGGTTTTTCCTTAGCAATGTCTATTGTCCAGTTTTCATTATCATTGTTAATATTAACAAACTGTTTAGGGACAGTAGATCCTATTTCTGAGAATATATCATCTAACGTGATAAACTCTTGATGTTTATAGTCTATACTATGATGACTATTTGTTAAAGCATATGCAACAACATAAGTTATGCTAAATACTTTATCTCCACTATTCATCAAATTTTCATTGTTAGCTTGATGCACAAATGATAAAATTTGATTAATATTCTTGGTTTGCAGTGAAACACCAAATTTAGGGTAAACTGTAAACATGAAGTTTTGGTAAGCAAGGTTACCTATTGCTGCACCGAGTACACAATCTCTTCGGTTATTGATGCGATTATCAAGTAAAGCCATCCTGATGGGATAATCTATACCTGCAGCAAACTCTGCTTTCAACAGAATTTTTATTGCTCCAAAATGAACCATGTTGATCTTGCTACGGATCTTTGAGTCGATTTTGGCTAAGGCGTTGTTTATTTCTTCTCGAGTAATGAGAGGCAAATAAACTCGTCCGTGTGTTTCTGAAGAATCTACATGAAACTCTTTAGTAGACACATGATAATAAATATGATTTTTTCTATTAAAAATCTTATTCATTACATTTGGTTGTTTAAACACATCTTTAGAATTAATATTAAAAGGTTGTTTTAATATCTTTTTTAATAAAGATTGTTCAATTAATAAGTTTCCAGTGAAACCTGTTTCATTTTCGTGAGATTCGAAAATGTTTAATTCTTCAGATTGCTCTGATTTTTCTAAAAGTTTTTCTTCTGTCATTAAAAGAAAAATACCTTTTTATTACCTAACCAGTCTCTGATACCA